GCTAAAGTAGCCCCGCTTATGGCTGAACAGAGTAAAGAGCAGGTACAAACTGCCATACAAATCCTAGTAAACGCAGCAACTCAGGCCCGCTTGACCGCTGCTGAACATGACCAAGTAAGGCAAGCCATACAGATTGTGGCAGGAGAACTTGGTTTAACAGGTGCCGGGGCCCCACCGCCTGACATTGTCATGCCAGAGCCTGTGGTGGAGGAAAAAACAGAATAGTGTTAGATGAGTTGGCTAGACGACATCAAGGTGGTTTTTGCTTCATCCGCAGGTATTGGAAACTGGTGGATGGAAATTGATATAATCCTGAAGCTGTCTATCAGTATCGCCACCCTTTGCTACATTATCCTCAAGTGCCGCCAGTTATTGAAACAAGACTAATTATGAAACGTATCCTGATTGTCGGGGCGTTGTTGCTGTTTGCAACCAGCGTCAGTGCGGGTGGGTTATTCGGCGCAAGCTGGAAGCCCAACCCAAATATCACCCTGTTTGGCCAGAAGCTGAGTTGGCCCATCCCCTCACTGTGTGTTGGGAAGGCTGCTGGGGTTTTGCCAGACGCCGGGGTTTCCCCGGATGGGGTCAACCTCAAGCTGCCATACTTTGCTCTGAACATTCCGTTCCCCAGCCTGACTGTTAAACTAGGGAAGGATGCCACTGAAGTTGAGTTGAAGCTGGGGGAGATTAACAAGAGCGAACACAAGGAGGCTGAATAATGCTACGTAGCAAGACAGTTTGGGCCGGGGTTTCGGGGGTTTGTGCTGCTCTCGCCGGTTATTTTACCGGAGAGCTCGAGGTCGGAGCGGCGTTGCAACTGGTGGTGACATCAGTGCTGGCCATCTTCCTGAGACACGGAATCTCCAAGGTAGAGAACGGCGGCTAGTGGGAGTCGTCAGCACAATAGTTGCTCTCATCAAGGCCGTTCCTGTATTGGAGCGGCTTTTTTTGGGGGTTGCCAAGGCTTACCGTGAACAGGTGGCCAAGAATAGACTGGATGAAAAACTTAGTTTTATTGACGATATTGTTGACCTGCACAGCGGGGTGTCTAACCCCGATGCAAAAGCTGGAAAACGTAAGAAGGCTGGCGGATCACCCAGAGTTCCCCGCCGCCGCTCAAGCGGCACCGGAGTTCACAAGGGAGGCTCTAAAAACGGTGGCCGAGCTAGAGTACGAACTGGAAAGAAGGTAAACTCCCTAAAGAGGAAGCGCCGTTAGGTCCAGCTTCCCGGTTGAGGGGGTGTTGGAAATCTCCAAGTCGGACGCCATCTCCCCAATCAGCGCATAACTTAACGAGTCAAAGCTATGTTTATTGTCATCGTTAATGACATATTGTCCGGCGCTCTTCCCTTTCCTAAGGAATCTCATCATATCAATTGTTCTGAAACAGTTGGCGCTAATGTGGAACCTGTTCTGCATTAAAAGGTCCTTGATTAACTTTACCCGCTGCCTGACCGAGCCGGAGAACTTGGGTGCTCCTATTAGGTTTATCTTTCCACCGCTGGATGCGGCCACAACTCGGTGGTCGTAGGTGTTCCCGGCAGCCCTGTAGCGAATCATTGAGGACATGTCCGACCAGTGGGTCCACCTGATTGGCTTATCTACCTGCGCCTCGATTGTTTCTATCTTTTCGAGCGCCTCCCCGGTGAAGTCCTCAAGGGAAACATCTGCGTGGAGAACCACCAGCTCATCAAGCACAGCCCACCTTGTGCCGCTCATTGTGTGGACCTTCTCCATAATGTGAAATGAGTGGTTTCTGTCCCCCAAATCCCAGCCACCTATAAGCTCAGTGCAGCTGTCTGATGGCAGGATCACCTCCCACTCACTCTCGACAGGGGAATCTGCGTCCCCGATGACGTGGATATCGTGCTTGAACACCTTCCCAAAATGGCTATCGCTACTACTGGCTGTCCACTTCCCCAGTACATAGCGGTCATAAAGCTCCGGGTCTGGCCGGAATGTGGCGATCAAATCCTTCCTGTCATGCTCTGTTAGGTATGGGTTGTCGTAGATCATTGCCTCAATTGTCTCGAACTGAGCCGCGTACTCCGGGTCTGTGTGCTTTTCAGCGTATGGGGCCTCGTACCATAGCTTATAAATCCAGCTTTGGGTGCCCTCCTCGGCTGGGTTTGTGTCTCCTATCCACTGGTGCCTCCCGTATGGGAGCCCCGGAAGCCTTAATTGTCCTTTACTTATGGAGAAAACGCAGCTATCCTTAAAGTTGGAAAGCTCCGAAAAGAAGATCATACTGAACCGGGTTCCCTTTATTTTCTCCTCAATATCGTGGTCAACATCCAGAGAATGCAGCTGTATTTCCGTCTCATTCTCGTGCATGTTCTTGATTTTCATGTAGTTCATCTTGGTCACCCCGTCCACCTTGGGGGCCACGCTGACCTCGAACCCGTCCAGATTCTCCTCCCACTCCGGTATTATTAGGTCTGTTAAATCAGACCAAACACCGGATTTAGCGTTTCTTATCGTCTTGGTGAAGATACCCACCCGCCCGCTCTTGGTTTCCCAACAGTGGCGAACCAGCCTGTGCAGTACTCCAATAGTCTTGCTGGAGTATCTCGGGCCTGCTACCAACAGGTAGCGCTTGTTGCAGTTGAATATCTCAAGCTGCTTTGGGCTGATGGACGGGTACCAGCACCCACTAGCGTCTAGCGGCATACTTGTGGTACTTTAACCAGAGAGGAGCGCTTATGGCAAACGAGATACGAATAGATATGAGTGACCCAGCTATGGCTGAGGCATTGGTTGAGTGTGCGCCGGGTGAAACCAGCACCCTCACAATGGACGTTACAGTAACCGAGAAGGGGGTTGAGCTCGTTGGTACGGTTGACCCCGCCACTGTCGAGAAGTACGCTGCCGAGGAAGAGGAGGCATATGAAGAAGAGACTCCCCCGATTCCGGCAGCCCCGGCAGCCCTAACGGCTGCGGCAGGAGGTGCTCCACCAGTACCACCGGCTGCGGTCGCTGCGGTGATGTGATGCCAAAACATAGGCCCGAGGTTACATACAATTCGGACGGGACTGTTAATGTGGTGTTGAAGTTCTACCGCCTTCGCCCTTCGCGGGGGAGGGCGCTTAGGAGTGTTTCCTACCACGATATGGTCCTTAAGGCGGACGACATGAATGCCTATGTTAAACTGTGGCGTAGGATGCCTAGAGACAGGATCAGGAAGGTTATGGTAGAATACGCAAAGAACCGAATGATTCAGGAAAGCCCAGTGATAATATGATTGATCTAAATGTACTTAGCAACCGGGGTGTAACTACCGATAAACTGAAGTCGGTTTTTGCCGGGGAGGATGAGTCCGTATCTGAGAAGGCGAAGCCCCTTCTGTACAAGATAAGGCAGAGGATAGATGACGGGCTTCAGTTTTGTATCAAGAACCATAAGGTGTACCACGCCTTGGACTTGGCTTGGGACACTCCGTTTCGGCAGGTGAGTCACACACTTGCCAGCTCACTGGTAAGCAAAGAGCTGGACGACGAGACAATCCTGAACGCGACAAAGGACTGGGGCCTTACCGGGATGCTTGAGACTGTGAAGGATGCCAAGGGAACCCATAAGCGGTTGAACCTGCCCGTGTTCTTCAATGTGTTTGTGCCAGTTGTCCGTGCCTATGTGACCATTCGGTGGGCTCGCATTTATAATGACAGGAGGCAGTATCCGCTTTTTAAGTATGAGATGGCCCACAACACGACAACCAATAAGCTGCGCTCTGACATTATTACGGACCGGGTGCAGACTATGGCCAATCAGTACGGTTACTCTGAAACACTGAAGCAGTGCATATTCCAGATGCTACACTACGGCTGGTGCATGCAGTTCCCGACAGAGGAGTGGCATTCTGAGACGCAGGTGAATATAAACTCCGCCGGAGAAGAGGAGGAGAAGTATGTCAGGGAGGGCTTGAGGTACCACTTGCCACATCCGTCTAGGGTTTTCTTCGATCAGGCACACAGGACTACGTCGTTTAACAGCGACAGCGGGTGTGAGTTTGCCGGTTACTGGAGGATAATGCGTTATGGGGATATTCGGCGTAACAAGAAGTTTTGGAATGTGGATAAGATCAGTTATGGAAAAACGACCGATCTTCTCAGCGGCGCGAAGACATACCTTGAGTTGGTTTCGCCCTGCACAATGGAGTTCCCTACATCGAGGACGGCCTTCGGCGCGCTCGACAGGGAGAGCGAAATGGATAAGGCTTACACCAAGGCGGATGATGACAAAGCTGTCCTTATTACTGAATACTTTGAAAAACTTGTTCCAAGTGAGTATGGCCTTGGTGATTATGATCATCCTGTATGGTTTCGTTTTTGTTTGGCTAATGATAATACTATTTTATATGCTGCTCCAATTCCCTATTGCCCGGTTGTATACTATGCTTACGACCCGCACGAAGGCAGGTCGATGAACGCCAGCCTGAGCTTGGAAGTTATCCCATTTCAAGACCAGATCGGGAACCTTTTATCCCAGTACCTGTTGTCAGTTAAACAGAACTTGGCAAACCTTACGTTTGTTGACACGGATCAGGTCCCCAAGGACATGATCGAGAAGCTCCAGAACTGGGGCGAAAAGTTGTTCAGGGGTTTGAATTTCCTACCGTTTAGCTCAAGACAGAACAAGTTTGCCCAGTCCGATGTCAGAGAAGCATTTAATTCAGTTCGGCTCTCCACCCTTGACACCAATGGGATCGTCACAGCGATGCGGCAGGTCATCGACATGCTGGAGAGGTTACTCGTTATTTCTGCTCAAGAGATTGCGCAAGCCGCCTCTCACGAACAGACTGCCGAGGAGGTCAGGACGGTTGCCACGACAACCAACACGCGGCTTGCGTTCACGGCTAATGCGGTCGATGACGCAATTGCTGCGTGGAAGGAGCAGGCCTATAGGGCCCTTATGGCCTACGGCGAGGACGAGATTTATGCCAACATCAACTCGCAATACACTGTGGATGCCCTTCATTCGCTGGGTTTCTCGGTTACTGAGAAGGACGAGGATCGCTCTGGCTCTGTCAAGGTACGAGGGCAAAAGAGCGCACTTGATCTTGAACACATTGGTTCTTACCGCGACACTCTGGATCGCGTTTC